AAAACTATGGATTACTGGGCAGAATATATCGGTCTTTCTAAAAGTCAATACAATACAGTACCATACGGTTGGTCTATGACTAAACTTAAAAATAAGAAACCAAAAAGGCGTGACCCGTCACGAAGATGGTAATGAGAACATTTAAAGAAGAAATCAGAAAAGTTCTTGATGACGTTTCATGCGATATTTGTGGAAAAAGTACCACTAACTATCCAGATGTTGGGCCAGATTATGCTACACTAGAATCCTATTGGGGATATGGCTCAAGTAATGATGGATCAAAATATGAGATTCACATTTGCGAGTTTTGTTTTGATGAAACTCTAGAATTTCTCAAACAGAAAAGAAAGAGCATTTTGGGGCCGTTCACCTACCCTTTTAAGCCAGACCCTTTGGATGGAGTATGAATAATTCAATAACTCTAATTGGTGATGTCCACGGTAAATACAAAAGATACCATGAAATTATCAGAGAAAAAGATCGTCACCCATATACTATTCAATTAGGAGATTTCGGATTCGACTATGGTACAGTATTTAATGTTGATGACGAGAAACACAAGATCATAGGAGGTAATCATGACCATTACGATAGGATTATTCATATTCCTCATTACCTTGGGAATTTTGGTTACTCATGCTTAAATGGGGTAAATTTTTTCTATTATAGAGGGGCTTACAGTATTGATCGTCAAGATCGAACTATTGGAATAAATTGGTGGGAGCAAGAACAGGTTACTATAGACCAGTTCATGAAAGCAAGAGAACTTTATAGAGAAATTAAGCCCGACATTGTTTTAACCCATGACTGTCCAGATGAGGTTAGTCTAAGAATATTGGATCGTAACCAAAGAAAATATGAGAATCTAACAGGATGGGCTTTGCAAGAGCTATTTAATATTCATCAACCTAAGAAGTGGAGATTCGGCCATTATCATAAAAGTTGGAATATGAATATAAACGGTACTGACTTTAGATGTTTAAATGAATTGGAAACGGAACTATTGACAGTCTAGTATCGGGCAGTATAATTAAAATGTTGATGCCGAAAGGTTGGGATCGCGGGTAGTCCCACAATCAACCATCCGTAGACTTTTTAGCGTGGTTTTCGTGTAAATGACTGAAAAATCACGCTTTAATACAAAGGATTAGATCATGTGGAATCATAGAATAATTAGACATATTGAACCAAGAACTCATATGGATGACAGTATTTATTATGCTATCCATGAAGTTTATTATGATGAAGATGGAAAAGTAAAAGGCTGGACAGAAGAACCTATTAGAATCTTGGAAGAAAGTTTAGAAGATCTTAAAGTTACCCTACAAAGACTAATAGAATCTTTTGATAATCCTGTTCTTGATGCGGAAACCAAGGAGGCTATTCTGTGACAGAAAATGAAAAGTTTGTCATATTCTGGCTATACAATACAGTTGCTAAAAGGATACCAGATAATCCTTATGGTTCAAACGATATTTTAGTTAATGGTATTAATGTAACAGAAACCGTTAGAAAACTATTACAAGATAGACTATTTGTATGAATGAAATAGAAAAAGCTAACATACTTGAAATAATGAAGTTGTGCAATCGAAAGATTCAAGATCAAAAAGACCATGAATCTACTACCGGATATGGTGAAGATTATAATGATGGTAGGATTGTTGGGGGTGCTGCATTGGCACGAAAAATACTAAACATACTAAAATATATTGAGTTTTAATCATGAGTACATTACCAGATAGTAAAATTCCGTGGTGGGATAATCACTACGAAGATGTTTATAGCGAAGAAGTAGAAGATGGTTATCCATACGATGTGGGAAGTAAAGTACAGGAATAAATTATGTGGTTTAGACCGAAAACAAGAATAAGTTACTGGAGTTGTTCTAGGTTTGCGGATTTTATTCGCGGAGAAAAGAAACCGTTTGCTTTAGAGTGGGGCAAATGGGATGAGTGGAAAACAGAACAAAGAAAGAAAAGACCAATTAGATTTTGGTTGGCAGAAGAAGGATTGAGTAAACTTCAAGATATTCTATCCTTTCCATGTGATGTTTATACGGAAATTAGATACTATATTAATAATCGTTGGATAACCAAAACACACTATCTAAAAACTGGATTAGAGCCAGGGCATTACTATGAGCTTGATTATAGAATTCTTCATGGTTTGTTTAATGAGCTTGTGGATTTTGTAGAGATTGAATATGCTCATCTAGCAAAATGGTCTCTTAAAAAGGGAACTAAAAACTACAAGTTCAAACATGGTCGATCAGTTGAAGCAGGATTAGCTTATCTAAAGTGGGCTTGTTCTTTAAAGTATACCAAAGATTGGGGAATAGATAAAAAAGACCCAAAATATGGAAAACCAACCCACCAAGCCATTTCCTCACAAAAGATCAAAGAACTTTATCTCTGGTGGAAAGATCGTCCAAATAGACCAGAACCTATGGACGTTGCCAAATTATCTTGGAATCAAGATAAAGAGAATAATTTGATGGACGGTAAGATAACAAGAAAAGAATTGTCTCAATTTAAAAAACTTGAAAAGATTGAAGCAGACTACGAAAAAGAAGATACTAAAATGCTTATTGAGCTAATTAAAATCCGTAAGGAGTTGTGGTCATGAGAACAGTTAGTTTAGAACACGATCTTATCAAATCAGATTATATCACAGATAAATGTATTAACAGTGAATCTTACAGCCAAAATCTATACTCGGCTATGTGCAATAATTTATTCTATAAGAATGATGAGGAATGGAGTTGTTCTTGGAGATATGCTGGGGGTGTTGTTGCAGATATACGAAATAAGGGTGAAAGTTATATTGATTGGTATTGTTCTGGAATAGGTAATCATAATGATGGGTATGTTGGGGAAAGTTTTGTAACAGACGAAATACGATCAGATTTATTGGGACTAGGATGGACTATCAAAGAATATCCTCAGAGTGAACAGGTTGATGCTATCTAGGGAGTTCCTATTAAAAAGAGGGTACTACTGCCACCTTGGTTGTATTAATTACCCCTACAACGATCAACCAGAGGGCTTGACAAAGGAAACAGAGGACGTTAAACTAGAACCTAACGACGAATCATCCACTAAAAAGGAAAAGCAATGAACGAGTCAGTAAATCAAGCTATTTGTGATTTCTATAATAGTGTTTGGAATTATATGAAAGCTGAATATAAGCCAAAATGGGCCAGACTTTATAATGCTAAAAAAACTTTGGATGAAATGATTCAGATTACTGGGCAGTATTATCTTGGTGGAAATAATGTTGTAGATACTGCTGGAGACATTGTTAGGCTTCTCAAAAAGAAACATCAATGAGCTATTCTGAATTTAGAAACAAAGTTGATTATTATCTTAAACAACATGGTCTGAGATATGGTCAAACGATTATGAATACTTTGTCAGAAGTTTGGCCCGATAAGCACAGAGAATTAATCTCAACAGATTTAGATTGTTTTTACAATGACAAAAAAGCAGACACAACACTAAGATACTTAGAAAAAGCATGGAACCATGAACCAAGTTGATAAATCTAATCCTTTGTTTGATATTGATACTTATATTAATAGCTTAGAAAAAACTATTGAACAGCAGAAATATACTATTGAGTCTCTTAAAAATGAGATTAGAACTCAAAGAAAAGAAATAGGTTCTTTGCGAGAAGAACGCAGACGATTATTAGATCAAGACAAGCCTCCGATGTTTGACCACAACCTATGGATAGAAAATGGAGATGATAATGAAAGATAAGACAGAAGTTTTTGCTATTGGTACTGATGTTAAGTTGGCTGAAGATGTTTTTGGCAAGGTAACGGGTATTAATATTCGCGGCAATAATTCAATCAGCTATGAAATTGGTTGGTGGAATGGACGAAGTTATGATTGTAAGAGTTTTGCTGACTATGAAATTGAAAGCACTCTTTCAACAACAAAGCAAAAAATTGGTTTTGTTTGAAGTATTGACAAGGACTGACCGATAAGATAGAATGAGAGAGCGAATGGATTGGGACTTTACTTGGTTAATCGAATTAACTTTAGTAATTATTGTGTTTTTTGTTTTTGGTTATTTTTTAGGAGTTAATTGGTGAATAGTATATTTCAAAAAACTAAAGGACATTTTGATACTAATATTCATGCTTGGCTAGATGTTCTTGAAGAAAAAGCAAAACAACAAACCTATGGTAATGAACAAACCATTTTTTATTTTTTCAAAGAGAATAAGAAATATTATAAGATCACTCAAGTTTGGGAAGGTGTTGAGAGTATTCATGCTTTTGTAGATAAGACCAATGGAAATATCTATAAACCCGCAAGTTTCTCTGCTCCTTACAAAGATCCACGATATAATTTGTTTGATGAATTTACTGAACTTTTAGAGGAATGTGACTGGGCTGGAAAGTATTTATACAAGAGGTAGGAATGACCAATAAAGATCAAATTAAGAAAGCTCTAGAAACAATAGGAACAGAAAAAGCTTTACAATGTTTAATTGAAAGCATTGACGAAAGTACAGACTGGAGCAATGCTCCTGTCTGGAAATTTAAGCTTATTGAAAATTTGGAAGATGCTTATAATTCATATATGGATCAATTTAGTAAGGAGATAACTAATGCGTCTTGATTTGGCTATGGGATTAAAGGTTGGAGATAAGATTGTTAATGTATTTATGGATGAGCTTGTTATATCAGCAATAGACCATAGTTATGATCCTAAACCACCAGTATTTATTGCAGTAGATACTATGCTACAAAAGCACTATTTGTGGTTTGATGATATTTATTATCCAGACTTGTCTGATATTTGTGACGAAGAAAAAAGTTTTGTTCTTTGGGCAAAAGACAATAAGCAATTTATTGGAGAAAACTCTCGTCTGCTCAAAACTGTTTATATGCAGGGATTCTCTATGGGCTTTGATCATAAAAGAAAGCTATCCCATGAAGAGGCTATGCAAAAATGATGATCTCTGAAATTAAAAAGTGGGCCAAAACCCAAGGCTACGAAGTAATTAAAGACAAGGAAGATGGTCTTTATTATTGGGCTAAATTAGATGCTGGGCCAGATGCCAGTGGAGTGGCTAAAAGTGTTAGCAAAGTAGCTACTGCTATTTTTAATCATATGACAGAAGATAAATGGGTTGAACATCAAACTAAGTTTAAAGAAGCAAAAACCGACGTTAAATTTACTGTGAGCGACTATGGCTCTTAAAAATCTATATATCGACAGAGAATGGGAAACTAAATGTATAGATAAAATATGTCAAGAAATTCGTCAGAACAGTCTTATTAATCTAGCTAGTAAAACAGCAGTATTGCAGTTAAGTTATGAGTATTCTGGATTAATGGCTCAACTAATAGCTCATAAATTATCTAATAAGGATGAACCACTAGACATAGAACCAGTTAATATTCCATACAAAGATGAATTTGAAGCAGTTATTCATCCAGATCAATTAGACCCATACTATTCATTAATTGTTGTAGATAGTGGATGTTTGAGCGGAAATAACTTTAAAAAAATAGAGAAAAAGCTTTTAGATTATGGTTATCCAAGATCACAGTTATTTTTTACTTGCGTAGCTTGTGATCTTAATAGTATTTTTCGTCCAGATTTTTGTCCAATATATTTTGATGGTAATAATCATATCTGTCACTTCTGGTGGGAGACAAGAACAGATAAGTTTAAAAGATGAAATACGTTAAATTTATATCTAAGTCAAATGAATGGTTTGATAATGGTACGGAGGTTTTTGATGCCACAATATGTGATTGGGGTAGGATTCTAAAAAGAATGTCTATAGAAGATTATAAAAACACATGGATTAAAGCAGGTCATATACTTGGCAGAGGACTGAAAAATGGTTTTTGGGATGAAGAACTTTGTCCATTAGAAGAGTTTGAAATACTATATACAGAGGATCAAGTATGAGTGTAAAATTAATTTCAGTGACTCCAGACGCAGAAAAACTTATGGCTTATTGTGCCAGAGTAAGTAATCCTAGTGGACAAGATCGTGATGATTATGCAAAACTCTTAGGTTATTGTATTAAAAATCAACATTGGAGTATATTTGAACAAGCTTTCCTAACTGTAGAGATCAACACAACCAGAGGATTAGCTGCACAAATTTTACGACATAGAAGTTTTACTTTTCAAGAATTTAGTCAGAGATATGCGGATACTACTCTGTTAGCTGAAGATATTCCTTTGTTTGAACTTAGGAGACAAGATACTAAAAATAGACAAAATAGTATTGATAATATACCAGACGAGATTAAAGTTAAGTGGAACAGTAAAATTCGTGAGCATTTTGCTAAAGCTAAAGCTATTTATGACGGTATGATAGCAGATGGTATTGCTAAAGAATGTGCTAGATTTGTGTTACCTCTATCCACCCCGACTAGGCTTTACATGAGCGGATCAGTACGCAGCTTTATACATTGGATTGAATTAAGAACTGGTCACGGCACTCAAAAAGAACATATGATTATTGCTAATGAGGCTAAAAATATTTTTTCTGAACAATTTCCCACAGTATCAGAAGCACTAGGATGGAAGAATGAAAATGTATAACATAACAGCACAAGTTTATGATTTACACGATCATTCTAAACAGCATCTTTTAATTAATCAAGTTATGGATGCAGCATCAGAAGAGGATGCTATTTTTCAATTTAAAGATCAGAACCGTATTAAGTTTCAGGTAGTTAAAATACACTCTGTAGAGCAATTTGAATATGGAAACCAAATCTAATCTTACAATCAAGATAGTTAGAGAATTACTAGATTATGAATTCTCTGTGCTGTTATATGATAAAGAACAATTGCCAGACGCTTGTGGGGGATGGTGTTCTATTGATGAAGATGGTAAAGAATTTGCTATTGCCATGAAACACCACATGAGTTTTGAGATTATTCTTCATGAATATTGTCATTTCTTACAATGGAGAGATGATCGTAAATTATGGAATAGAAGTATGTTAACATATGATATTCTTTTTGACTGGATTAGTTATCCTTCATTAGTCTATAGTCCATTTCTTAAAGACTGCAAGATTATTTCAGAACAATTAGATCAAAGTTTACATGATATCTTAGAGATAGAACACGATTGTGAAAGAAGAGTTCTTAAATTAGTTAAGAATTGTCCTATCGAAGATTTTGATACAGATAAGTACATTCGTGCTGCTAATGCTTATTTGTGGAGCTATCATATTAATAGAGAATTAAGAATGAGACCAAAAACCCCAATATATTCACAAGAACTGTTAGAGCATATGCCTAATACTTTTAATAATGATCTGTCTTTTTATTTAGACAAGTATAATTTAACTGATCCTATTCGACAAGCATTGCTGGCTGAATACGAATAATTCTCAAGAAACAGTTGACAACCGCCGATACTATAGTATAATCGAACCAAAGGAGAATTTATGCGTATCGGACTGTGTTGCATTTCGCTCAAACTCAAGGAGCAAGGTTTTGGTCATCAGACCATGACTTTTAAGCGTTTCAATTCTTTGCCGCGAGAAGAGGCACTAGAAATTCTTGGATCACGAATCCAAAACAATCTGATGGTCACTGACAAGACTATCCAATTTTGTGCGGAAAATAACTATGTTTATCGTGTTAGTAGTGATATTTTTCCACTTATTACTTATGACGAAGCTAATGTGAATCTTGAGGATTTGCCTAATTATGACACTATTCAAGACGAGTTTGATAATATTGCACAGAGCATATCCTCTACTAATGTACGGGTTTCTGCTCATCCTAGTGAATTTAATAGTTTGTCAAGTCTCAACGAAAAAGTTGTCGAAAAAACAATTACAGAACTCAATTTCTACAGCAGTTTCTTTGACAGAATAGGATTGCCAGCAGACCGACGATCACCTATGAATTTTCATGTTCATAATAATAATGGAACCAGAGAAGAAATTGCTCACAGATTCTACAACAACTTTAAGAAACTGGACAATAATTGTCAGGCCCGCGTCACAATCGAAAACGATGACAAACTTAACTGTTGGAGTGTCAAAGAACTAGTGGATATTTTTCATCCAATTACAAGAATCCCAATCTGCTTCGACTACTTGCATCACAAATGTCATCCAAACGGTCTTACAGAACGTGAAGCAATTAATATGTGTTGGGATACTTGGCAAACCACTCCATTATTTCATTATAGTGAGAGTCGCCCCGGTAATAATCCACGGGCGCATTGTGATGTTCCTACTCAGCCTTTTGATATTTATGGTCTAGAATTTGATATTGATTTTGAGGTCAAAGGAAAAGACCTCGCTATTGCAGAATATAATGAAACCTTCACTACACTTTCTAAATAAGGAGATAAATATGGCCCAAATTGGTGCAATTTCAATTAGTCCCAATGTTAATACTCAAGCAATGATTAACTTGCTAAAGGAAGATAAAAAGATTACTATTGGTCAGGAGCAGATTGCCGCTGATGGTTCTCGCTACATTCCAATAGAAAAGAACGGATAAAAATGAGTGCATGGCTTATAGTAGTAACAGGATGTATTTACGCTTTCGTTGCTTGTGAACAAGGAATGAAGGGCAATTATCCTCTTTGTATTATGTATATTGGATATAGTTGGGCTAATATTGGAGCTTATTTGTTAGCGATATCATCTAACTCTGGAAGATAGGAGCAATAATATGAAAGAACCAACTAGAATTAAATTAAGTCCAGAAACACCAACACCCAAAGAACCACCTAGATATAGACTACTATCATCAGATAAACCAGAATGGAATATTTCTGGTCAAGATAATGATGATATGTACATTGAATCTGATTTGGATGAGATAAACAAAACATTGGATAAAATTAATCGTGAAGATAATTCATAAAACCATCAAGAAAGCTTATGAAAATTGGAATCCTAATTCATTAATTCGTTGTTACCATTATGCGGCGGCTTTTGATGGAACAAGAATGATCGAATTTGCTCAGAATAATCCTATTAAAATGAGTACAAAAGCATTTAGGATTGGTAAAAGATTTAATATCCCCAAATACTTAGAGTATCCTTATGTCCATAGTGAATCTCATCTTATATCTAAATTACTTGATCGCTATAACTCCATTGATCCTAATTGGATGGTTTGTGTATTGCGTATTAACAGACAGGGATTAATACTTGGCAGCAAACCTTGTGTTAATTGCTCCAAACTATTAAGTGCTGTTGGACTTAATGAAGTTTACTATAGCGACGATGAGGGGAATTTCGTTTGTCCCACTAAAACCATCAAGATTGATTGCTCTATCATACCAATTCCTCAAGTTTGCTAGTTGACAACGCCGATTCTTGTGATATAAAACAAGAGTTGTCGCCGCACTACTTTGGAGAAATTATGAATTGTATTTATTGCAAAAATTGTGTTGGTGTTGAACGATATGAATTCCTTATTGAGACTAATCGTAATATAGTTTGTAAAGAATGTTCAGCAGAGCAAAAGGCTGTGGGATTCATGAGCTGGGAACATAAAACCGCACCAAGTTTGGTTATGGTTCCCAGCAATGCTAAAGAGACTATTAGGATTTTGGATAGAGCAAATCGACGTGCCAGATAATTTAAACGGAAACAGGAGAGCTAGATGATTAGCGACTATGAAATTGAGAGTTTGCTTTTTAAACAAGTAGATAAGCCGAAAAATCATTTGATGACAAAAGTTATTAATGTATTCCATGACTATTATCGCATTAATGTTTATACTCAAATCGAAGAAGAGGGCTTGCTAAAAAGAAAAATTTCTCAAAGTTATATGACAACTTTTAGAAAAGGTTTGTTGACAATTATTCCAGATCCAGATAAAAAGCCAGATGATCTTAAAAAGAAAAGGTGAGTTATGCCAATAGCAACTTTAAAATTTAAACTACCAGAAGAACAATACGAGTTTGATACTGCTACCCAAGCTAGTGATACTAAAAGAATGTTGTGGGATTTTTCTCAACAATTACGATCTTGGCAGAAATATAGCAATGATTTCACCGATGCTGGTGATGCTCTTGATAAGATTAGATCAGAATTTCACAGATTAGTTACTGAATATAATATAAACATAGACTAAGGAGATTATTATGCCACTTTTTGAAGTTAGTACAGTTTCTTTGTTTCGTCACAAGTATGTTATTGAGGCCAAAAATCTTGAACACGCTTATGATACCGTACTTATTGACCATCCAGAAGCCCTAACCCAAAAGTTTCTGGACGAAAATATTATTGATGGTCGAAAGATTGGTCGCAAAGAATTTGAAAAACTTTGTGATGATTCTATGAATGATAGTAGTGAATTGAGCAATGCTCATCTTGGAACAAAAATTATACATAAGGTAGATTACAATGAGTCCTGAACTAGCAGATAAATTGATCTCAGCATATCCTGAACAGTTTAAAAATCTTACATGGATAGAGTGTGGTGATGGTTGGTTTGGTATTTTGTCAAGACTTTGCTATATTGTAGATAATCGTCTTGTTTATAAGAAAAAACTTAATGAACCTCTAGATTTTTTCTATTGGAGTCAGATTAAAGAAAAGTTTGGTGGTCTAAGAGCCTATGCTTATGGTGCTGATGACTTTATTAGAGGAGCAATAGAAATGGCAGAAAGTATGAGCTATATTACTTGTGAAGTAACTGGTGAAAGAGGTAAGGTTAGAAAACAAATGCTCAATGAAGCACAAGAGCCTATTCCAGCATGGATTAAAACTCTTTGTGACGATGAGGCTAAGAAAGAAGGATATGTAGTATGACTTTTGATGCTATAGTTATTAGCGATATTCATTTAGGGAGTAATGTTTGTCAAGCTAAAACTCTGGCATCTTTTCTATCTAGGATTGAACTTGGAGAGACTGATACCGATACCTTGATAATTAATGGGGATTTATTTGATAGCTGGGATTTTCGTAAACTTAAAAAAGACCACTGGAAAATATTATCTCAAATCCGTAAAATCTCTGACACTATTAAAGTTATCTGGATTAGTGGCAATCATGATGGGCCTGCTGATATGGTGAGTCATTTGATTGGGGTCGATTTTATGAATGAATATAGTTTTATTAGTGGAGATGAAAAAATACTAATTTTGCATGGAGATATTTTTGACAATGTTATCTCCAGATATCCTAGACTAACTAAAGTAGCTGACTATGTTTACCGATGGCTACAGATTTATGCTGGATTATACTTCTCCAACCTTGCTAAACGTAGTAGTAAAACCTTTTTAAGATGTTCTCAGGAAGTTTGTGATAGGGCTAAATCTTATTGTTCTATTAAGAAATGTGATTCAATAATTTGTGGTCATACTCATTTAGCCACAACTCATGTTTCTGGATCAATAAATTATTATAATAGCGGATGTTGGACAGATCATCCTTGTTCATATATATCAATTAAAGATGGTTTCATTAAAATAAATTATGTGGATATTCTGTAGGTTTTTGGAAAATTTTCAGAATCACTAAAGATTCCCTCTTGACAGTGCCGATAATTGAGTTATACTTAGGGTGTAACGTCAACAAACACAGGAGAAAAGAAAATGGGTAAGGGTCAAAAAACTTGTGAAAAATGTGGAGCTACCACAGGCCCGCGAGCTTATCTGTGTCCTAAATGCAATGCTCCTTTCGTCTTTAAGGCAAAGAGCAAAGAAGCAAAGAACACAAAGATTATTAGAGACTTTAATTGGAAGGAACTGATCAAGGGAGACAGAATCAGAGTTGGTGGAGGCCCGTATTTTGCACGGGGTGCTGAATTCATCCCTATGGGTTACAGAGGTCGTTTTGTTGTCGAGGGGATCGACCAGCATGGAATTAAAGCATGGGGTCTAGACAAGCACCAGGGCTTCTGTCACATTTATATGGGGCCGGATATTCAGAACAAAGAGACTAGCGTTTGGAAGATTAAGCACAAGCTTATGAAACTCAAACCGAAAGTGGAGGTATAATGTCTCTTACACAAGAACAAAAGGATCAAATCAATAATCTAGTTGATCATAGAGACAAGATCGTTGATAGTCTTTATCATATTGAGCGTATTCTGAAAACCTATTTTCCAGAAGAATTTGAACGAGCTATCCAGTTTTATCTGCCTCAAATTACTACTGCTCTTTATGAGGATAAAAAATGGCTAAGTAGAGGAGAGTATAGTTTACAGAACACTATTGACAATCTGCTTGAGCGGTGTAAAACTAATGATAGCGGCAAGGGTACTACAAAATATCTCTAATTGGGAACTAATAATGGAAAGCTATAGTATCATGGATTTGGAAGGTTATGCAAAAGCCATGAGGGATGGAGCAGCATCTTCTTTTGAAGAAAATTATACAGAGAATTTGGATGAATTCATTACCATTCCCCAAGTGATCAATATGGTCAAAAAGAATAATCTTGGGCTGGACGAGGAAGGAAACTACATTATAAACGAAGATATTTTTAATCAGATATTTGAAGATATTAGAAACCAACTTTATGAGGTTGGTCTTTCCAAGCTGGCAGCAAAAGGTTTTATAGAGTGTGCATGGGATGACGAATCTAATGAAATGGTATTCTGGTTGGCTAATAAAGATAAGACAGAGATTTCTGCCAAACCCTCAAAGGACAATGATGAGTAATTATATCAAGATTAAGAATCTAAAACTTTTTACTAAAAGCATTAGAAAAAACGTGGTATGGGTTTTTCCTAGAGAATACTACTATCAAATAGATAATTTGATTTCTTTGTCTCAAACAGAAAATTTGGTTAGAGAATATATTGAGCCAGGATATAATGATGAATTTATTATTAGCGATGAGAACTATGATCTTCTTTGTAATGCAATCAAAAAGTGGATTTATAACTCAAGTTTGAGTCTAGTAGCATCTTCTGGAAAGATAGAGTGTGCTTGGGACGATGAATCTAACGAGATGTTTTTTTGGCATCCAGAATCAAACGAAACCTTTAATATTGCAAAGTGATCATGTCAAAATCAGAAATACAACAACTAAAAGATCAAATTTATGACTTGAAGGAATATCTCTATTCTGATTTGTGTAAGGCTTGTGGAGAAACAGCTTTGTCTTTAGAAAAAATTAGTCAAAGACTAAATGAACTAGAGTCACAACAAAACTCCTAAAGGTCTTGACGGCGGTTGGTCGATAGTGTATAATAAGATTATGCTCCTGTGCCGGTGGTTCCCGGCAGTTACTCTTATAAGGTAATCCGAAAGGGGACTTGGTTCGATTCCAAGCAGGAGTATTTAATAAGGTAAAGGGATTTATCATGAAACTTCAACCACTAACGGCAATTTTTGCAGGATTATTCCTAACATCATTAGGATTCAATTTCCTCCTTTATTCAGATATTCAGAGACTCAAGAGGCTGGACAACAAGCCAGCTAGGATTATTATAGAAAGACCACCAGAAATTATTATCAAACCAAAGATTTGGGGGTATACTAAAGAACGGGCTAGTAAAGGTATCGACAGGTAAAATAGGTATAGATTGCATCGACTGGTTAATCGACCGGCCAGTTTAAAAGTCGATTAAAATTGTTAATTGGCGAAGTTTCAACTCTCGCTCTCGCTGCCTAATTAGTTAGGTACTGAGTGGGGCGGCATGAGCCTTATTACCAAATCATGCTGACTCCGATATTCGGATATGGTAGTCCTACCAGACATAAATAGGAATGATGATTGTACTCAATCTGACGCAGATAATTCTGATAGCTTTGTTGGTAGTGTGATAACAACCAACTAACGATGTAGAAGTTTATATTGATGTTTATTCTGGACGTGAGTTCGACTCTCACCTAGTCCACTGAATTTAAAAGGATAGATTATGAATCGTCGCCATTTTATCAATCATTGTGCTGCCGCATCATCAATAGCAGCATCTTCGTCTTTTTTTACACAGTCTATTTTAGCTAATGCTAATGACTTAAAGAAAAGAAATAAGAGTGCTATACTTTTGTGGATGAGCGGAGGCCCAAGCACTATTGATTTGTGGGATTTAAAGCCGGGTGCTGCTACTGGTGGAATTTTTAAGCCAATATCTACTAGTTCTGATGGAATTCAAATATGCGAACATCTGCCATTAATGGCACAACAAATGCACCACATGAATATTGTTCGCTCAATGAGTACCAGAGAAGCAGACCATACCAGAGGTCGCTACTATATGCACACGGGATATGTTCCCAATCCTAATATTGAACATCCTAGTTATGGTTCAGTAATCTCTCATGAATTAATGTCTAGTATACCACAGATTGATATTCCTCCATTTGTTAGTATTGGAGGAGCTAGTATTGGTGCTGGATTTTTAGGAACATCTTATTCTCCATTTGTAGTTAATTCTAATGGAACTGTTCGTGATCTTACTATGGATATAGATCAATCTAGATTAGATCAAAGACTGCGTATGCTTAAAACGATTGAAGATAAATTTGTCAATGAAAAACGTGGAGACTATGCTTCCGACCATGCTAAACTTTTGACTAAAACAGTTAAACTAATGACCAGTTCTCAGATGGATGTATTCAAAGTATCTAAAGAACCAAAAGAAGTTCAAGATAGATATGGTAATACTGGATTTGGACGAGGATGTTTAATGGCACGAAGATTAGTTGAAATGGGCGTTCCATTTATCGAGGTTGATCTTGGTGGTTGGGATAATCATCAAGATATATTTACTACTCTACAAAATCAAAAATTGCCAGAATTAGATAAAGCTATGAGTGCTTTGATAAGCGACCTAAATGATAAAGGTCTACTACAAGACACTGCCATTATTTGTATGGGAGAATTTGGACGAACCCCAAATATCAATGCTAATGGGGGTCGAGATCATTGGGCTAAAAGTTGGAGTGTTGTTGTTGGTGGAGCAGGATTTAACAGTGGCACAATTGTTGGAGAAACCAGTAGTGATGGTAAGGAAGTAATTACTGAACCATATACATCACAGGACTTGATGGCAAGTGTTCTTAAATCACTAGGAATATCTTTAGAAACCAATTTTACTGCTAAAAATGGACGACCAATGAGAATTGCTAATAGTGGCAAACTTATTAAAGAACTATTTTAATGTCTAGAAAAATTTGTACTTATTGTGAGAAACGTAAAAACCTAGCAAGTTTTCCCAAGCATAGTATGTATAAAGACAATCTTGATAGTAGATGTAGAAAATGTGTCAAGAAACACTCTAAGATACGAGTTAAGCTACATAAAAAAGCCCCACCAAAACCAGAAGTTTGTGAATGTTGTAAAAAAGTTCCATATAAATGGGCTTTAGACCATGATCATGATGATAATAGTTTTAGGGGCTGGCTCTGCGAACCTTGCAATACTGGTATAGGTAAACTTGGAGATGATTTTCAGAGTATTGTGAACGCTATGAATTATTTTCTGTCAAGACCAAATCGTAAATAGCCGATACTTGACAAGAGGACTACCCTATGATAGAATTTGGAAAACACAGGAGAAATTAGAAATGTCGTTTGAGCATCTTAATGGTTTTGTTCGTGATCTGAAAGCAACTAGCAGTACAATTGATAAGGTTGGAATTATTGAGGATTATACTTCCTCTAATGAAAGTGGGGCAAATTTTCTTAAAAAGATTCTGCTCTATACTTATCATCCGCTTTGGCAGTATAATGTGACTAGTGATAATCTTAAAAAGAAGAGTCATCTGCGTGGTAAGGTCTATAAGTCTATATTTGATTTGTTAGACGCTTTGAAGAATAGAGAAATCACAGGCCATGATGCCATCGGAGCAGTTAATACTTTTATTGACAACCAAAGAGAATACGAAGAACTCGTTCATTGTATCATTGATAAGGATTTGAAAACCCGTGCTGGAGATAAGCTGATTAATAAGGCTATTCCAGATCATATCCCAACATTTAGTGTTGCTCTAGCAGACAAGTATGTTCCTAAAATCGTAGACTGGAAGGATGGATGGTATGTTAGCAGGAAGATCGACGGTGCTAGATGTATTGCTATTGTTGATAGTAATGGTAATGCTACCTTTTATTCCCGCACGGGAAAAAACTTTGATACTCTTGATATTGTTAGCGGTGGGATTAAAGCTTTGGGACTTACTAATGTAGTTCTTGATGGAGAGCTTTGTCTTGTGGATGAAGATGGTAATGAGGATTTTCAAGGAGTAATGAAGGAACTTCGCAAGAAGGATCATACTATTCCTAATCCTTCATATAAGATTTTTGATATGATTACTCATGATGAGTTTTATAGCCAGAAGGGGGAATATAATAGACCCTTTGGTATCAGGCTCAAGAATCTTACAGAAATTATGAAAAAGAATGAGTGTCCATGTTTGACACTGCTGAAACAATCTTTGGTTAAGGATGAAAACCAATTCCAAGAGATGATCAAAGAATCTAGCCAGAATGGCTGGGAGGGACTTATGCTTCGATCTGACGCTCCATATAAAGGCAAGCGATCCAAAGACCTACTCAAGTATAAAGCCTTTTCTGATGACGAATACGAGGTTCTGGATACTGAAATGGGGCCATTTCGTTATGTGAAGGATGGTGCAGAATGTGAGGAGACGATGTTGAGCTGTGTTATGATTCAGCATAAGGGTTATACTGTAAGGGTAGGGTCTGGTTTTAGTATCGAACAAAGACAGGAGTTTTATAAGAATCCTAAGAAAATTCTTGGAAAGCAAATAACTGTACAATATTTTGAAGAGACAGAGAACGAAAAGGGAGGCATTAGTCTGCGATTTCCAACCTTTAAGATTCTTCATGGAGAAGAAAGGGACATTTAATGAAATATCGACCAAACAAATATAGTAAAAGTGCTGATTTTAAAATAGGCCGTAAGCTTATTCAAGAATACGGTTTTGAAGAAGCTCGCCGTATAGGAGCATTAGATAATCTCTCACAACAGAAAAATAAAGAGCTTAAAACTAAAACAAAGCTCAAGAATCAAAAAAAGGTGTAAAAAATTTAAGACTAAAATTTATGACAACCATAATGAAAGCATACAATGAAAACTCTTATTTTTTCTACTGGATATGCTGCCAATATACAAGATTGGGACACTAAGTATGGTCGATGGATAGAAGCTATTTCAAAATCATCTATTGTTTTTGATAAAGTATTAATACCAGATGATGGCAGTCCTTCGTTACCTTCATCAGATCAAAATCTATCTATTATAGACCCATTAGCTTTACCTCAAGAAGAACCCACAACACAAGTAGTTATTGCCCACTATCAAGATAGACTAGGTAGGCAGGGACTATATACATATCCTGGGTGGTATCGTTCTTTTATGTTTTCTTCTATATATGCAAAACAATATGACTATAATAAAATTATTCATATCGAATCAGATGCTTTTATTTTATCTCACAGAATGAAAAAACACATAAATCAATTTATTGAAGGATGGGAGGCTTATTGGAGTCCCAAATATCAGATCCCAGAAACAGCCATACAGGTGATTGCTGGTTCTTCAGTAGAAGTTTTTTACAC